AGTGTCATCAGTGTTGCTGTGTTGGCTGTTGTTGTCTGATCTTGATCGCTGGAAAAAGCGCCGTAGGGGAAATTGATGTACTTTCCACCCATGTCACCAAGAAAGAATCCCAGCGCATTGTCAATCTGGTTGAAGTACAGCCTCAAGATGTTCCTGAACTGATCCTCGTCATTACCGGTGTAATTTATTGCCGCATGAGGAAGCGCAGGCGCTTTAAACCTATTGATGAATCGGTTTAAGAACGTAGCCATTACCTACGTCCATCCTGTTTGATATCCAGCCGTGGAGAGCCAAGCTGCCAAGTCACGCCTGTAGCTGTTGACCTGACTTCCATAGCTATCTGCCGCCCACGCACACGGGTGTATATCTGACCAGTGAATGCTTCAATTGGTAACACTGCCGTTCTGGTTACCGTGGCACTGCTTTCTCCGCCCACTGAGGCTGGTGAGTTATATCCAGAGCCAGAGTTCTGCATGGGTTTTAAATACATAGTCACTTGTGGGCTGTCAGCCGTAGATCCACGAAACGTAATATCCGGCAGCACACGCCATATAAAGCCAAACCGATCTCCGTCATCCAAGTCAAATTCAGCAGAAGTGATGTACGCCTCAATTGCAGTAGTTGTACCTGTAGTGTTGTCGTCCACGCCATCTTCATGGTTGACGATATTGAGGTCATACGTTGCGCCTATTGGGTAATCTCTCAGGCCGCTGTCCAGCCATGCTGTACGACCCATAGAACCGTAATACCAAACACCTTGGCCTTGGTTTTCCAAGTAGTTGTACACGACATAGCTGTCAACTACAGTGCTGGTGCCTGAACAATAGAACCACCAGATCTCATTGAAGCCTTCGTTTGTTCCGGCAAACACTTGCGGAAACTGCGACTTGTTGATGTTTTCAAAGACAAACTGGCGCAAGTCACAGCTCAATGTTTGAGTGCGACCGTTGTACATGTAGAACTTATCCACGCCCATCCAGTAAGCCACGCCGTTGGCATACGCCACTGCGTTTTCTCCTGCAATGGAGGTGTTATCACCAACGATCTGGACAGACCAGACCACCGGTGCGCCTTGGTACTGGAGAGAGTACAAGGATGAATCCGTCCACACCAATATCTCTTGACGGGCCTGCATGGAAGTAATGATCTCTGAACCATGAGATAGGTATGTATATCCAGCTTGAACTGTTGCGCTTGGTGTCCAGTTAACAGGATCGCCTTGGTCAGACCATCGGATCAGCATTGGATTAAATGTAGAAGTGCCAAGCTCCGTTGCGCCAAAAGCAAAGACAAAGCGGCTGGAATCAGAAACCAGTAGGCAGCTTTGCTGAATAGGCACATCGGATGCGCCGCCCATACTTGCAAGAGGAATTGCCCGTGATGCAATCTTCTGCGTACCAGACTGTGATCCTGTGGTATTTATTGCCGATCCGCCATAGGTTGCAGCAAGGTTACAAGTTGTACCGCTTGAGTTGATGATGTAGTAAATCTGACCAACGTTTAAACCTGTTGGCAATGCGCCGTCAGTGGTCAGGTAAATTGCCATGCCATTTACCAATGTGATAGTAGTTGTCAGCACCGCAGGTGTTGCAATAGTTACCGTAAAGGTTGTACCAACCAGCCCAGTGCCAGCATCCCAATAATAGATAGCGCCATTCCTTGGGCCAAAGATCAAGTCTTCGCCAAAGTTACTCTGGCTCCACAGGCGGATAGAGTCAGTGGAAGTGCCTCCAAATCCCCATGTGCCTGCGCCCCATGTACCTGCGCCCCATCCAGTTAAAGAAACGGCATAAGCTGGGCCGGTGTTTATCTGATAGCTTGCACGAACTGTTCCGCCGCCAGATGCAGATGTAGATGATGCCTTGGCTGTAGCTGTATGAGTGCCGGATTGAACAGAGCCAATCGTGCTTATTGCCGTTCCACCAAGCGTGGCGGCAAGGTTAAATGTATATCCAGAAGTGCCGACCACATAGTAAGTTGTTCCAGCAACAAACGGACTTGGCAACATTCCAGTGGTGGACAATGTTACTTTTACATTGTTTGCCAATTTAAACTGAGTTGTAAAAACGGCAGAGCTTGCAATGGAAATATCAGCATTGGATGCCGCTGTTACTGTGTAGGTTGTAGCGCTTGTTACTGTGAGCTGGTATTCGCCAAGCAAAGTGATGCCGCCATTTGCCGTTGAGCCGGTAAACGTCACAAAGTCGTTGGTAATGTATCCATCATTTGCATCAGTGACCGTCACAGTCGAAGAATCACTGACCATTGCAAAAGGATTTGTTAGGGTTACTGCCGCCCTTAGCGGGGTTACATCGTAGTAGCTGCCGCCACTCTCAATAAAAAACTTTAAGTTGGTGCCAACACCCAGCAGCTTTTGTGAGCCAAGCGTTACCCATGCCCACAAAGACCGGCAAACACCAATGAATGTGCTGCTTGAGATTCTTGCCCAGCCGCCAATTTTTTCTGGCGTACCCTGACGAAAGCGAATTTTGTCGCAGTCATACCAACCATTCTCATTGGTATAACGGGTGTTTTCTTTATTAACACCGGGTTTCAGGGTAAGCTTTTTTAGCGTCATGATTAAGCGTAGGCGCGAGTGCCTGATTTATCAATGATAAGCGCCATTGCGCGTGGATCAGCTTCTTCCGTATTAGGAATGCTGACATGTGTCCAGCGGTCAAATTCACGGATGACTTGATCGTAGGGCAGGCCAGATGCCATGATTGCGCTGACGACTTCATCTGGAGTCATGCCGGGAACCCGAATATCGCAAGCGCAGCCATGCCGATGCTGTGATCGGTCAGATGATCCGACTGCATCATTAACAGCTTTTGACCTAAATGCACTATTCACAATGATAGGTTTACCGCCCAAGACTTCTTTGACTTGCTCCAAGAAATTGGCAAGACGCACCAGATTTGCCATCTCAGTTTCGTTCGGCGTATTGTCAAACTCGCGGTGGTCTGTATGTGTTAATTCTTCGTAGGTAAAGTTTTCGCTCAAATTCATTTCATGCTCCTCATTTTTTCGTAGGTGTCGATGCAGGCATTGAGTTTGCGGATGGCGGCATCTCCTTCTGCGGCGATGGCGATAAGATCGTCAGCAACCTTTCGGTTAAGTTCGGCTCTTGTTTCTGTGCTATCTCCGGCGGTAGGGGTGGAATTGTTGGAGGTTGGTACTGGACACTTGGCTTGGACAGGGATGAACAACCTGCGCTCACCAATGGCAACAGCAGTACGCAACTGAATTTCTTTAGCCTTCGCAACATCTTGGGTTTTCCTCAAAGTCTGCGCATACGTCTGGGCGACTACCCCCATATTTTGCTCTGTTTGACGGGCTTTGTCATTAGCTGCGGCAATTTCTATCTGCTGCTGAGCTTCTTTATCATTTGACCCTTTCCAGTACCCGCCGCCAAAGGCTGATAGCACCGTCAAAACGATACCAAGCAGGATGTAGGGATTGAACAGGCTCACGACTTGGCGCTTTCTTCATCGTCATGGGACAGCTTAATGCCTGCCAGCAAACCAATAAATCCGCCGCATATTGTTTGAAACGCAGGGCTAATGAGCTTGAAGATTTCGGAGTTGTCCACCTTCTCATCAAACAACCCCATCATTAGGGTAAAGACCATGCCGCACACCACAAGGCACAATGTGGACGCAACCATCAAGGTTACCCTGTAAGTAAGCTTACCTCGCAGTGTCTGCTCCATGTCTACCCCTTATGGTTTTGGTGGCTCGTCAGTTTTTAGCATCGCATCAGTCTTGTCTTTGCTTGACTTGCTTGAGCCGTAGAAGAACGAAATGATTGTGGCTACCGCTGTACCCAGCAAGAACCCAAGAATGATGTTGGCAAAGTCCCGACCGCCTTCCGGAAGCGGTGTAAACGTCACGCAGAAGAAGTAGATGACTGAAGTTATTGACCAGAACCAAGCAAAGTAGTAGATGAAGTGCTTGGCGGTTGTGTCATTTGTGTCTATCGGGGCTTGCATCTCTTTTTTCCTTTTCAACTTCACGCCTGAGTTTCTCTACCTTCTCTACCTGCGCCTTGACCTCATGCTTGGCTTCCAGTATGTCTACATACAAAAGCCCCAGAAGTGGCAGCATCAGACCAACCAGAATCAAAGCAGCGATCCAGCCCACTATGTCTTCCCCCACCGATTCAGCAGCAGGAGCCACGCCCAGAGATACAGGAGGAATATAGTAGTCGCTACTAGGTACGCTGACTTTGCTTGGAAGCTTCTTTGCTTTTCCCGCCGTTGCCATAGCTTGTACCTCTGCTGCGCTTCCTGTTTCAGTCTTGCCTGTTCCTGCTCCTGACTGATAATCTCCCGCATCTCAAACACTTTGCTGTACAACGCGCCCATCTCAGGCGGGGATTGGTACACCATCGTTTCCCTGACCGTCACTATCAGTTCTGCCATCTGCTGCTGCGCCATCACTCTTTGTAGCGCAGATTCCATCAAGTTGGCATCGGGGTCATAGACGTTTCTGGACTTTTCTTCTTCCTCCCGGATGTGCGTTGCTAGCTGCTCTTCAAGTTTAAACAGCTTGGTAAGCTGCCCAACGATGT